AGTTAGATTTTAATGAATGATTGGATATATCAAGGACTAAAGTTTGAGCCTGATGAACCTTTTACTTACGAAAGATATGGAAATGAATGGTATGGGTTTGTCTATTGTATTACTCATAGAGGAACTAATCGAAAATATATCGGAAAGAAGTTCTTCTGGTCTAAAAAAACTTTACCTATAACAAAAACTCGTAAAAGAAGAAAAATCACTTATGTTGAATCAGATTGGAGAACCTACTATGGCTCTAATAAACATCTGAATGAAGAATTAGAACAACACGGAAAAGAATTCTATCATAGAGAAATATTACACCTATGTAAAACAAAGGGTGAATGCGCATATATGGAAACAAAAGAACAATTTGATCGCGAAGTATTACTATCAGATAACTATTATAATGGTATAATCAACTGTAGAATAGGTGCAAAAAGTTTAAAAAACATATGTACAAATGACTAAATTTATGGTATAATATATTATTATGGCAAAAATACTAAAGTTTCCTACACCTAATGAGCTTAAAAAGAAGCAAATGTGGGAAGAATATGAAGAAGAATCTAAGAAAATAGAATTTCAAAGCGAGGAATGTATAGCAGCATCTCACTTTTTATTAGATGTATTAGAAGAATTTATTAATGGTGGTGAAGTTTCTAGCGAATTTATTGATATGAACTTCCGTGATGAAACAATACAAGATTCTAGAGACATGTTTGTTATTGTAAATATGTTAAATGCAATGTTTAACAGATACTATGGAATACCACATGCACTTCATAGAGAAATGGATAGAGTATATACTAAGATTAAATTATTAGCAACTCAGCACGATGAGGCCAAAATAGATTTACAAAAAGAATATGATATAATATTTGAGCCGGAGGAGCCAGATGATACTGATTGATTATAGCCAAATTGCACTAAGTAATATTATAGTACAAAAATTAAATGATGAAAATATGATACGACATATGATACTTAATAGTATTCGTATGTATAATAAAAAGTATAGAAACGAATATGGTCAAATGATTATATGTGCTGATGGTATGAATACCTGGCGTAAAGATTTTTATCCATTTTATAAAGCAAACAGAAAGAAAAGTAGAGATAATTCAAGTATGGATTGGACAGAGATCTTTAGAATATTACATCTAGTCAGAGATGAAATAAGAGATTATTTACCATATAAGGTAATTCATATGGAAGGTGTAGAAGCTGATGATATTATTGCTACTCTTACAATGCAAACACAAGAGTTTGGTATGGGTGAACCAGTTATGATTATATCTTCAGATAAGGATTTTATTCAATTACAAAAATTTAATAATGTAAAACAATTTAGTCCTATACAAAAGAAATTAGTTACAGATCCAAACCCAAGAATGTATCTATTTAATCATGTTATGAGAGGAGATAGCGGTGATGGTATACCTAATGTTCTCTCTCCTGATGATACCTTTGTCACAGAAAGACAACAAACTCCACTAAGAAAAACAAAAATAGCTGAATGGTTGGATCAATCAGATAATTTAAGAAATGTAATGGACGAAGAGATATATCGTAATTATCAAAGAAATAAAAAACTTATTGATTTAACAGATATACCAGAAGATGTGCAACAAAACATTATAAATAATTATAACGGGCAAACAAAAACGCCAAATATGAAAGTATTAAATTATTTAATAACAAAAAGATGTACTAACTTGATTGAAGTCGTGGAGGAATTTTACAATGGCTAAAAAATTAATATCAGAGGTTTTAACAGAAGCTTCTAAACTATCTAAAAAAGAGGAAAGAGTCGCTTTCCTTAGAAATAATAGATCACCAGCATTATTTGATATACTAAGAATCGCATTTGATGACGATGTGGTTACAGTATTACCTAAGGGTGCACCTACATATCGTAAAGACGACGCACCAGCTGGTTACGAATACCTTAATTTACACAGAGGACATAAAAGATTTAAATATTTTTTTAAAGGTCCAATTGCAAATGATATAAAACCATTACGTAGAGAAGGAATGTTTTTAAGTTTACTAGAGTCACTACACGGTGACGAAGCTGATTTGCTTATAGCGGCGAAAGATAAGTCGCTAAAATATAAAGGCATTACGAAGAAATTAGTTCAAGATGCCTTTCCTAACTTGATTAAAAAATAAGGAGGTGATTATCATCTATACTTATATTATGATAATAAAATTAATTAACAAAATTTGGAGAATGCCTATGAGTTTTATTCAAATTGAAAGACTGAAGAAAGATATTTCTGAAGCACAATATTATCAAAGAAGATTAATTAAAAAAGGTAAGCATGTAATGGCTTATAAAATGGGAAAGAAAATTGATTACATGTATCATATGTTGAATGATATAAAAGTAATTTAGGAGGAACAGACTGAGAGGTCTAAAGGCCTCTCAATTTATATTATGAATTTGTTTATATTAGATAATGATCCAGTGAAAGCAGCACAAATGCAATGTGACAAACATGTACCAAAAATGATTGTCGAATCAGCACAAATGTTATCCACAGTACATCGTATGCTAGATGGTACGATGGAAAGAAGACTCTCTAAATCAGGTAAAGTAAAAGTACAATATTGGAAATTAGATGACGAAAGAGAAGATATTCTCTACAAGGCTTGTCATTTTAATCATCCATGTACGATATGGACAAGAGAAAGTTGTGTAAACTATACATGGCATTATAATCATTTTATTGCTCTTTGTGATGAGTATACATATCGTTATGGTAAAACTCATTTAACAGATACTAAATTAAGAGATGTCTTAAAATACAAACCTCATAATATACCTCATGAAGATCAAATGACACCGTTTAAATTGGCAATGAAAAGTAATCCTGAATGTATGTTTAAAGATGCAGTAAAATCTTATCGTGCATTTTATCAAACAAAACAAGAAAGATTTAAAATGGTATGGACAAAAAGAGAAACACCTAAGTGGTTTAATGCAATATAAATTTCACAAAAAAAGATATTCTTTTAAAGGAAACTTTGCTTATGCTGCAGATTGCATAAGACACTCACTAGATATAATGGGTCATACAGAATCAGAAACTGAAGAAGCAGACCTACATATATACAATCACACTTGTAGAGATTTAGAACCTGATATGCCAGAAAATTCTATTATCTTTAAACCTACGGCACCAACAAGTAAACATTTCCAAATATGTAATTTAGGATATGCAAATAGTTCTCGTATTACATTCGAAGAGCCAGCTGAATTTGAATATCGCAATTACGATAATAGTGAATGGAATGAAATTCAAGACATGGTTCAAAGAAGAGCAAACAAATGGGATGATTCCATTATGCTGAAATGGCCAGATGCAAAAGATGTAAAAGATGACCATATATTAATTATTGGTCAAATGCCAGAAGATGAAACTGTAAAAGGATTTGGCTTTGGTAATCATTGGGATAAAATGTGTCAAATCATTGATAAACTAGATGAATACAATCTTGTGATTAAATTACATCCAAGAATACGCAAAGCAAGCCATAGAATTCGTGATATAAATAAATGTATAGAAGAATGGAAATCAAGAGGACATCAGGTGTTTAGTGGTTACGAATCTATACACAGTGTATTACCTTATACGAAAGTAGCCATTACAGAAAATAGCACAGCAGGTATTGAATGTATGATGCATGATATACCAATTATATCGTATGGATATCCAGATTATCACTGGATTACAAAAGATTTAAGAATCTTAACTACACTTCGTAACTCAATAGATGATCTATCTTGGTTTAACAAGGAAAAGAGTCGAAGATTTTTATGTTGGTATATATTTGAATATTTGTGTAGTGATATACCAACAACAACAAATCGATTAGAGGAATTAATATAATGCCAATGTATGATTTTGAAAATACAAAAACAGGTGAAGTTGAAGAACACATGATCAAACTTGCTGAGTATGATCAATTTATAAAAGACAATCCAAGTTTAAAAAGAGTATACTCACCAGTTGGTATTGATTTTGATGGTGGTAAATCAATATTAAATAGAGCAGGTGATGGATGGAAAGAAGTACAAGATCGTATAAAAAGTGGAATGCCTCCTAGACTCAGAGATAATATCAAAACAAAATAGGAGTACTATGAAAATAATATCAAAAGACTTTCACAAGATGATGAAAACAAGTAGAATACAAAACGTGATTAAAAAGTTTATACCAAAAAAAGATGCAAAAACCAAGCAAGCTCAGAGCTGAACATCTTAAAAAATTAGAGCCTTTAACAAAGAATCAAGAGATTGTTTTTGATTCATACGATAAAGGTAATCATTTAATTTTATCAGGATCTGCGGGGACAGGTAAAACTTTCCTCGCAACCTATCTAGGTTTACAATCAGTATTAGGAAAAGATAATCAAAATAAACTAGTGATTGTAAGATCAGCATTACCCACAAGAGATATGGGATTTCTTCCTGGCGAAAAAGAAGAAAAAGAAGCAGCATATATGGATCCATATATTGCAATTGTAAATGAACTTTTTGTAGATAAAGAAGGTTGGAGAAAGATGATTCAATTTAAGCACATTGAATTTTTAACAACTTCTTTTATACGAGGTATTACAATAAATGATGCTGTAGTAATAGTTGATGAAGCACAAAATTGTACATTCCACGAATTATGTAGTATAATAACTAGATTAGGCGAAAACTGTCGCTTTATTTTATGTGGTGACTATTATCAAAGTGACTTCGTTAAGCAAAGCGAAAAAAGTGGTTTATATTCATTTATAAATATCATTAATAATATGAAATACTTTGATCATATTGAGTTTGAGTGGAATGATATAGTACGAAGTGGATTAGTAAGAGACTTTATTATGACTAAAGAAATGTTAGAGAAAAAAGAATTATGAAATTTATACATGAACCAGTAGATTTAGGATATTATGACTTAACTGCAGAATCAACTGGAAAGGGTCGATTATACACAGATCCAGACGGAAACAAATATCCATCAATTACAACAGTTCTATCAATACTTTCTAGAAAAGCAATACAAGAGTGGAGAGCTCGTGTTGGAGAAGAAGAGGCTAATCGTATATCAAGACAAGCCAGTTCTCGTGGTACAACTGTTCATAATATTATTGAAAAATATATTGCTAATGACCCCGATTATATTAAAGATGAAATGCCACATAATGTACAAACATTTAAAGATGTACAACCTATACTTGATGAATGTGTCACAAAGGTATATCAACAAGAAGCACCGTTATTTTCTAAGCATTTAGGATTAGCAGGTAGAGTAGATTTAGTTGGACAATGGAAAGGTGTTGATTCTATTATTGATTGGAAGACATCTCGTAAAACAAAAAAGAAAGAATGGATATCTAATTATTTTATGCAATGTTCTGCATATGCTATTATGTGGGAAGAAAGAACAGGTGTACCTATTAAGCAATTAGTTGTGTGTATTGCTGGAGATGAAGGTCCTCAAGTCTTTATTGAAGACCGAGATAATTGGACAACCGATTTAATAAATACAATCAACGAATATAAAAGAGAAAAATTCTGGGAGAAATAATATGAGTTTTTTATTAGAAGCTTTAGTAAAAAAATTAGAAGGTGAAGTTGAAATAGCAAGAGCTAATATATTAGTTTATACAAGAAACCCCGTCGGTATTGGAGAGCATCCAGAGGTTGTAGAAGCTATTGAATCTCAAGTAGCTAAAATAGCTGAAGCTCAAGACAAAATTGATACTATTAAACAATTAAACTTATAAATAGATATTTACAAATAACACAAAGTGTGGTATAATATCTATTATGTATAGTTTTAACGAATTTTTAACAGAAGGAAACAAAGGTCTTACGATATTTGATATCGATGACACTATGTTTACATCAAAGGCTCGTGTAAGAGTACTAAATAAAAAAACTAATAAAATAAAAGAACTTACACCACAACAATATAATAGTTATAAGCTTGGTAAAGATGAAGAGTGGGATTACGGTGAATTTAAATCAGCAAAAATCTTTTATCAAACTGCAACACCAATTGCTAGAATGGTTGCAAAAGCAAAAGCAATTATTAAAAATGCTACTGCTAAAGGTTCTAAAGTTATTATTGTTACAGCCAGATCTGATATGGACGATAAAAAACTTTTTATTAAAACATTCGAAGCTCACGGTATACCAATGAAAAATGTGTATGTTGAAAGAGCAGGTAATATGGGTGGTAAGAATAGCGCAGCAAATAAGTCCATCATCTTTAAAAAATATTTAAAGACTGATGAATATGCAAGAGTAAGACTATTTGATGACCACAAAGAAAATTTGGATGCTTTATTAGATTTAAAAAGAGAGTTTCCAAATGTTGAAATGTTTGCTTATTTAGCAAATAAAAATGGTAGTGTAAAAAGAATTAAATAATGGGAGTAAATAATGCCAACAAAAATAGGAAAATCAGTAAGAAAAGTAGTTAGAGGAGCTTCAAGACCAAGCTTTCTATATGATCATGATTATATAAAAGTAAAGTCAAAAGCTGAACTAATCGAAATGTATAATAATTCCTCAACAATTCCAAAGAAAAAACAAAAAATTAAAAATGAATTAGTTCGTAGAGGTGGAGTAGTTTTTGAGTAAACAAGCAAAATATAGAGAAAAAACTTATGGTTTAAGTAACTATCGTTTAGGTTTAAAACGAAAAGAAAGGAATCGCAGACTCATAGGATTAGCAGCTGCTGTAGCCTTTTTAATTATAGCAGGATATTTATTTTTTAATAATGGGTAAACTACGCCAATGGTTTAGAAAGTGGCTTGACAAACAAGTAGAAAAGTCTTTACAAAGGCAGGCAGATAGATTATTTTTTGAGAATAGAGATGAAAAATAAAAATGATATAACCGGTGATTTAATTAAATCAAAAACCGGTGGCCAAAAAGCCTATGCTGATGGTTGGGAAGCTATCTTTGGTAAATCAAAAGTAAGAAAGAAAACTCCTAGTCATGGTAATACACAAATACATAAAGATAAAACTAAAGAGGTACCTAGACATTATAAATATAATAATATAGAGGAACAACTATGAGTATAGATATAGACCAATTTGATTTTGGATTTACTGCTGTAGATGAAAATGAATTAGAGGCAGTACAAAAATTATCAACAGAAGCTTCTACCGTTGCAGCATCGGCTGAACAAAATGAAGAGAAGCTTAATAAATTGTATAATGCAATATTACCTTTATTATCAAATTTAAAAGCAAACCCAGAAAAGGATTATATTTACTGGCCAAATAGAACAGAAAAAGTAGAAGCCTTTGAGGATTTAATATCAGGAATAGTTAAGTAATGGCAATACCAAGTTCAGGAGAAATCAAAATGGGAGGTACTGGTACAAATAGTATCGCTCAAGTCAAAGCAGGTACTGATACTGGTATTCCATCAGCCGTTCAAAATGTATCATTAAGAGGATTATCTGTTGATGGTGTTAATGATTTTCAATACACAGGTGGAGCAGCTGTAGACCTCCCTGTATCTGGAAGTTCCCCTGACCAAGTTGCTCCACACGCAATGTCAGAATTTCATGGATACGTTCATGCGTCATTTGACGGCTGGCCAATAAATGGTCTTATACGTACTCCGAACCAGCAATGGGGCCAAAAATCTCATAATGACCCAAGTACTGTACAAGTTGGTTGTAACTATGGACAATTTCATGATACAACTAATGATAGAATACGTCATCGATGGACTACATTTGACTCATCAGCTGCTTCGGTTTTCAGTTATGCTGACCAAGATTATATAGGTATGGATAGTGCTCAATTTCAAGCAAAAGCAGATTATACTACTACTGCATATGCAGGTACCGCTCAGGCTGTTTTTCAAAATCCTGCATCATATTCACCAGCATCAGGAACTTGGACAAATATATCTACATCAGGATATTCTCCAATTTGGCAATGGACAATTACTATTAGTAGTGGTAGTTCGCAAAGTTCATCAATATCTTCTGGATTTGGAAGTGTATTTTTCTATAATAGAGCAACTTTAAATGGTGTAACGTATCCAAGCACATCAGATGGATATAATGGTAATCAATATTATAGGAGTAATGGTAACACAATAAGTCTGACTGCAGCAAGGTCGCAGTTTGCTCAGCCGGTCGGGCCTGGTGGTGAAATACCTTAATATGATTACTATTAAAAAAAGAGCTTTAGGAGCTATAAGACCAAATCCATATCGTATTGAAAAATTATATAATGTATATAGTGTTATACAAATAGGAACAGAACAGGTCATGGGTAAATTTAATTCTTTACAAGAAGCTGAGGCATTTTTGTTTAGTTTAACTCCACGTATAAAATAGGAAATAAAAATGAATATAGAACAATTAAAAGAAACACTAAAAGTTGATGAAGGAGTAGTTTATGAAATTTATAATGACCATCTTGGTTATCCAACATTTGGAATTGGTCACCTCGTTCTTGAACGGGACGGAGAACATGGGTTACCGGTGGGTACTCCAGTCTCAGAGGATAGAGTTAGCGAATGCTTCGAACAAGATGTACAAGTAGTTATAGAAGATTGTAAAAAATTACATGATGGTTGGGACGGTTATCCTGAAGAGGTAAAACAAATCGTTGCAAACATGATGTTTAATATGGGACTTACGCGCTTAAGTAAATTTAATAAACACAATGCAGCGCTGCAATGTGGTGATTGGAAAGAAGCTGCAAAAGAGGGCAGAGATTCAAGATGGTACAAGCAAGTAACAAACAGAGCCGAAAGGCTAATGAAACGACTCGAGGAGATATAAAGACCAATAAAGGTTGGTTTTGGTGTCATGAGAGAAAAGACTTTTTCCGCTGGGAAGAGTTTATAAACTATAAATATAAAAACTAAAGTATGGAGGCATTATGTTTAATTGGTTAAAGAAACTTTTCGTTGGTGAAGAGAAACCAGCAAGTGGTGTAAGAGCTAGAAACTCTAAAGGACACTATGTTGCTGATGATAAATCAACACCAAACGTAAATGAGGCTTATGTTGATGGTAAAACACCAAAGCGTAAACCAAGAAAAAA